GTTACATATGTTGGATTATACTTCGGAGAGTCTAATAATGTGATTCCATCTGGCATAAAAATATCAGCAAAAATATAATCACTTTTTAGTCCATTACATCTTTTATGAGACCAGTCATAGTTATCTTCATAGTACATAGCTCGTTTTTTTGCGTCAGCAAAGCTTGACGGCACTCCGAGAAATAATATCGCAGCGGCTACTGGTAGCACATGTTCGCATTCTGGACTATTTGGAGAACATTTCCCATCCCTTCCGTTCCACTCTGCTGTGAAACTTTTATACGGAAAATCTTTTATAGAATACCCGCATAACCAACATGCTGTATCTTGCGACACGGGTTTTATAATTCCTTCACACTGTTTAGCTCCTGTTATTTGTTCGTATAAACATCTATCTTGTGCGCGCTTATCGATATATCTATCTGCAGCTGACCATGTCAGTGAGTATAACTGAATAATCGTTGAAAGGATAAACTTTTTATATAAAGCTGTTTTTTCACTCAGATCTGTTACTTTATCAAGTTTTGATTGATAATACGTTGCTACAGAAGAAAAATAGCGAGTAAGGTCGTTTGGACCAAACTTCGGAAGAGGTTTTAAGCTCTCGGAACCACTCGCAAGTTCGTATTCATCTTCCATTACTCTCTGACGAGACGATTAATCGCAAACTCTGTAGAGACCAACTTCTTACCCTGTTCGCGGACTACATGGTCATAAATAGTGTCAGCATTTGCATATCCCTCGTTCATCTGAAAGAATGAATCTAGGTGCTCTCGAAAATCCTTCTTAGAAAGAGACCAAGCCTTGTTCCAACCCGGCTTGTCAATCTTGATATAAGACTTATCAGGAAGTTCCACCTTATTAAGCCTAGAAAGATCGGGATTCCGCGTAATCATCTCAACCATTTCTACCTCCACTCCACGACACGTCTCACGAAGGTCACGAGTCGTCTTGTTTGCTGCCTTACACAGATTGTCTACATCCAGATAACGTTTCACGATTGCCCTAAACTCCTCCATCTTGCTACTACAAGTCTTGGTAAAACATAATCCATTTTCTAGATAATGGATGAGAAGGAAGTAGAAAACCTCCGTAAAGTTTATAACAAAGAACATGCTAATGAACCGCCAATTCCATCTGGAACTATGAAGGCTATCTGGAGTACTATCAAGAAGAGACTACACACAAAATGTCGCGATAGTACTAACGCATGTGTCATCAACAGTTTGATTCAGAACCCAGATGCTCCCGAGTCGTGGAAGAAAAATCAGAAAGAGTGGTTATCATCGCTTGATATCGAAAAGAAAGAGAAACAGTTCGCAAAGGTATTCTCAGATTACTACTTTCTCGGTTGTATCCCAATTGATTTTGATAAGAAGTCCAAAACTGGTTCGTGCCTCATCAACTCAATCTGCTCGGAGAACGTTGTGGATATATATAAGCGCGGATTCAAGCAGGTTGGAATTGTTTTTAACACCGATGTGAGTACCGGTCCTGGACAACACTGGATTGCCCTTTTCGCAGATATAGATCCTGATGTTGAATTTCCGTTGATTACATATTTTGATTCATATTCAGAGCCACCAGAAGATGAGATAAAGGTTCTAATGCTTCGCTGGAAACAACAGATTGATGCTTCAGGATTATATGACAAACCAGCTAAGCTAAACTATAACGCAACACGCCATCAGTATGAAAATTCGGAATGCGGTATGTATTGCCTGTATTTTCACTACTGCTGTTTGATGGGAGTTTCGATGGAAAAGAGAATACCCGATTGTTTGGTTAGAGCATTTCGTGGGAAGTTTTTTAACATAAAGAATTAATGGAGGCTCTGTTTGAAGCAGTAAAAAATAACCCAAATATAGTTGGAGGAGTCATAACCTTATTGGCAGTTGCCCTAGTGTGGTTTGTTATGGGGGCGCTGGAACCATCTGAATCTAAGGCACTATCATCTGCTAAGTCAAACTTTGGCGCATATTCGATGGTTACAAAACTGGCGCCACTTGGATGCCCTCAGCAGGAAGACTTCAGATTCTGCGATTTCTATGTTGCCTCATCGTCGTATTCGGTATTTCCCGGCTCTAAGATTTACGATTACGTGAGTGATAGTATTCTTCCTCTTGCCATAAAGTCTGGCGTGAGACTTGTGGAGTTAGACATTTATGCAGATGAAAACGATAAGCCGGTTGTTGGGTTAAAGAATCAGAAGCTAGGAACTGATTATGCTTATAACACCGTTCCATTCGAGGCATGTTGTGTATCCATTGGTAATAACGCGTTCAACAGTGTCAGCTCTCCCGTCTCTACAGACCCTTTCATTCTCAGCTTAGTATTTCACACCAATAAGACGAATGTAATCAATGCTGCGTCTGAGATTCTGAAGTCATCGCCATGTAGACCATACCTACTTGATAAGAAGTATTCTCATCAGGCTATAAATCTTGCTGTCGAGCCAGTCTGTAATCTACAAAGCAAGTTGATTGTTGTATCAGGTGGAAATATTAAGGGTACTCTCATGGATGAACTTGTCAATCTATCTTGGTCAACATCCAATCTTAGACGACTCACGTACAATCAAGCTTCTCAACCTCACGATCATGAAGAACTGGTTAATTACAATCGTAATCATATCACGATGGTAGTTCCCGATATTGGTGCCGATTTAGTGAATCTGAACCCTCAGATTTTATTCACGTATGGTTGCCAGTGGAATATGATGAACTATGGCTCAATTGATACCATGATGGAGTTATACATTGGCGAGTTCCAGGAGAATAGTGTCGTCCTCAAGCCAGCTGCTCTCCGTCCTCTCAAAATGAAGAAATATAAGAGACCAACGCCTGCCGACCCCTCCCTATCATTCCAGCCAATGCAACATTCATCTCCAATCTACAACGTCGTAGTATAAAATACCGCGTTAAAACAAAAATGGCTAACAAGTGGATGACTCACATGAAGCCCTATATTGCCGAGGAGAAGGCGTCATCGAAGAAGTCGGGTCGTAAGTTCTCTCTCAAGAATGCCATCAAGGCCGCCAAGAAGACGTACAAGAAGGTAGGTGGTTCTGATGAAGCCGCTCCAGAGGGCGGTCGCCGTCGCAAAACGCGTCGTAACCGCAAGTAAAGAAAAAATGACTATACGTAACATATAAAGACAATGGGTGGCGGGTTACTTCAGCTCGTTGCCTATGGCGCCCAAGATGCTTACCTCTCCGGCAATCCTCAGATTACTTTCTGGAAAGGCCTGTACAAGCGCCACACGAACTTCGCGATGGAGTCGTTCCCTGTAACATTTTCCGGACAGGCTGCCTGGAACACCAAGCAGTCGGCGATTCTCGGTCGTCACGCTGACCTTCTCTATTCAACTTACCTCGAGGTAGTTCTTGAAGATGGTCTCTACAACAACGACCAGAACGCGCTTGGGTTTAACCTTATCAAGTATACGGAACTCGAAATCGGTGGTCAGCTGATTGACCGTCTTTATGGCGAGTTCCTTTACCTCTGGTCGGTTCTTACGTTACCTATTGATAAGCTATGCGATCTCCACAGCATGATAGGGGCTCCTAGTGGAATTCCTACTGCTGGTCCTGGCGCTGTAACGCTTGGCGGACAAACAGTTTGTAATAACGGTAGCGGAAAGCCGTCGCTCCCCGACAATATTCTGTATATCCCCCTTTCATTCTTCTATTGCCGTAGCCCCGCTGCCGCGCTTCCTCTCATTGCTCTCCAGTACCACGAAGTAAGAGTCAATGTACACTGGAACGCACAGCAATTTATTGCCGGAGACTTTACAGCGCCTGGTCTTCTAAGACTCCCTGCTCAGCCCCGCCAGGTAACACTGTACGTCGACTACATCTACCTTGATGTAGAGGAGCGCCGTCGTATGGCTCAAGAGTCACACGAGTATCTCATTGAGCAGACGCAGTTCAACGAGGACAAGGGTTTCACGTCATACTCCAACCGCATTGACCTAACTTTTAACCACCCCGTCAAAGAGCTAATCTGGGTGGTCCAACCCGAAGCCTATACAAACTGCGCAGAGACTCGTGTAGCGGGTTCACCTGCCACTCGCCTTACACCTTTTACGTATGATAACAAAGCTGTATACCAACAGAATCTACAAATCAATGGACAGGAACGTATGTCAATGAGATATGGCGACTATTTCAGTAAGGTTCAAAGATTTCAGCACCATAGTGGTGGGTCCGGACTTGCGCTATCAAGTGTAGGCGGCCTTCCTACAGTCCTTGTTGGTGGAAATTTCCAACATAATATTTACTCGTATTCGTTTGCTATCCGCCCTGAGGAGCACCAGCCTTCAGGCACATGCAACTTCTCACGTATTGATACAGCTACTCTTGTTCTTGAGATGGACGGTGCGCGAGCAGTATCAAATACCGCCCCATGGAATGTCCGCATGTATGCCATCAACTACAACATTCTTCGCGTAATGTCGGGTATGGCGGGTCTTGCCTATTCAAATTAAGTTAGCTTTATTAAATAATGGAAGCGGATAAGCTTCTTATAGTAGCACATCCAGATGATGAAATTCTCTGGGGTGGTGGAAATTTATTAGCACAACCAGGATGGTTTGTTTTATGCTCTACGCATTTGAACGATCCTGTTCGATCAGCTGAGTTTTATAATACCATGTCTTACTGCAATGTCAATCAGTATGTTCTGTGCGACGTTGACGATAAATATACAGACGACCCAGACGAAGCGAATAGATTGTATGATGGCAGTTCGTTCGATAAGGCACTCAAAAATCTGTCGCACAAACCATGGAAATTAGTTTTATCGCACAACGAAGCGGGAGAGTACGGACACGAGCATCACAAAAAGGTTCATCGCATGGTGAGAGGATACTTTCCAGGAGCCAAGTTTTTTACTCCAGGAGCCAAGTTATCTGCCAAAATACTCGAAGAGAAAAGAGAAGCTCTTCTCTACTATCGCAAGACACAGGACATA